ATAGACCCGATTATAGTGCGATTAATCCATCTCCGGTTACGGGATCACTGAGGCTTTATGATGCCAATTATTATGTGGTAAATTCTGATTACAGAGTTTATATTTGTATTGATAATGGATCTTCTGGAACTAATCCTAAAGGGAATGCTTCTCAGTTTGAACCAACATTCACGGATCTAGAACCATCGAGTTTTTCTGATGGTTATACTTGGAAGTATCTTTATACAATATCTCCGAGCGATATTATAAAATTTGATTCTACAGAATACATCACCGTACCTAATGACTGGGATACATCAAGTGATACTCAAATTTCTGCAATTAGAGATAATGGCAATTCGGAATTAAACCAGAATCAGATTAAAAAAGTATACATTCAAAATGCGGGTTTGGGTTATCCTGCGGGAACTCAAACATATAATCTTGTTGGTGATGGATCCGGTGGTACAGTATCCGTGACCGTAGATTCTTCCACAAAGATCTCCAATGTCGTCGTTACATCTGGTGGTAAAAATTACACCTTTGCACTTGTCGATTTAAACACAACGGCAAATCCTGGAACCTTTGCCCAACTAATTCCCATCATTCCACCTTCAAAGGGCCATGGATTTGATGTTTACAAGGAATTGGGTGCAGATAAGGTCTTGATTTATGCCAGATTTGACGATTCAACTAAAGACTTCCCAACTGATTCAAAATTTGCACAAGTTGGAATTATGAAAAATCCAACGGTTTATGACTCAACAGGAATCAATACATCGATTTATAATGAAAATCAGTTCTCGGCTATACATGCAATGAGATTTGATGGAACGGTATCAGGAACTCCGGCAATAGGAGATAAAATCCGTCAGTCGGTTACTGATGGTACGGCATATGGTTATGTCGTCTCTTATGATTCGGAAACAAAAGTTCTGAAGTATTCGCAAGATCGTTCACTATATTATGGCGGTGGCGGACATTCAACCCACCAAGATTTTGTCGGAATGTCGTCATTCTTCTCCGCAAATAACACCAATCTTGCATTTGAATCCGGTAAACAAGTTATAAATCAATCTGGAAGTTTTTCGGCTACTGTGGGTAGTTTCTCTGGTATTACAACGACGATTTCTAATAAGATCATAAATCTTGGCGTTCAATTTACAAATGGTCTTGCCTTGCCAGAAATAAATAATAAGTCTGGAGATATAATTTATATCGACAATAGACCTCTTGTTACGAGAAATTCTAGACAAAAAGAAGACATTAAAATTATCCTGGAATTCTAAGAAATGGCACAGAAAACCGATCTCAATGTAGGCCCATACTTTGATGATTTCTCCCAAAAAGACCAGGGTGCGAGAGATAAAAATTATTATAAAGTATTGTTTAAACCCGAGAGGCCAATACAAGCACGGGAGATTAATACACTTCAATCAATACTACAAGATCAAATTGAGTCTTTTGGTAGTCATATTTTCAAAGAAGGGTCTGTTGTAATTCCGGGTAATATTACATTCGATTCTCAATTCTTCGCCGTAAAGCTGAAGCCAACTCAATATAATGTATATGTGACCTCATACTTGTCCGAGTTTGTTGGTAAAAAAATCACCGGTCAAGTATCTGGTGTAACCGCAGTAGTTCAACACTATGAACTACCCAGTTCTGAGATTGAATATCCAACTCTTTATGTGAAGTACATTGACTCCGATGTCAATTATGAAATTAATCCATTCCAGAATAATGAAGAATTATATGCAACCGAAGATGTTGTTTATAGCTCAACCACGATAACTTCTGGTACGCCTTTTTCGACCACAATAGATTCTAATGCGACATCAATTGGATCCGCCGCATCTATTGGAGAAGGTGTTTATTTCATTAGAGGCACTTTTGTCAGGGTTCCAAAACAAACAATCGTCCTGGACTACTATACAAACACTCCCTCATACAGAATTGGTTTAAGAGTAGATGAGCAAATAATCACGGCAAAAGATGATAAGACTCTGTACGATAATGCCAGAGGTTTTTCTAATTATGCTGCCCCCGGTGCAGATCGATTTAAAATCGCACTTGTACTGACAAAGAAACTTTTGACTGATACGAACGATACAGATTTTGTAGAGCTTCTGAAGGTTAAAGATGGTGCAATCAAAAAGATTGAAACAAAATCTAGTTATTCGATTCTCAAGGATTATATCGCTCAACGAACCTACGATGAATCCGGTGATTATGTTGTAGAGCCTTTTCAGTTCTCTCTTAATAATTCATTGAATGATCGTCTTGGTAATGATGGACTATTCTTCTCTGATGAAAAAACTGAGCAAAGTAATACACCATCTGATGATTTAATGTGCATCAAATTCTCTCCCGGTAAGGCATATGTGAGGGGTTATGACATTGAAAAGACTGGCGTTGAAATCATTGATGTAGAAAAACCCAGAACAACTCAATCCATCACAAATTCAAATACCCCATTTGAGATGGGCAACCTTTTACGAGTTAATAATGTAAGTGGTATACCAAAGCAAAGAGAAGTCATTTATCTTCAAAGTAGAAGAAAAAATAGTACATCTGTTTCGGCAGGCTCCACGATAGGATCTGCCAGGGTTTATAATTTTAATGTAACCGATTCTGCATACACTGGAGCCTCGACTAATTGGGATCTTTATTTGTTTGATGTTCAGACCTATACGATTCTAACTCTAAATCAATCTGTCACATCCGCACAAGTTCCGACATCATCATTTATCAAAGGTAAAAATACTGGTGCTAGTGGCTATGTTGTGTCTGCCGGATCTGACAATCAGCTTACATTGAGGCAGACTTCAGGGTCTTTTGCCGTTGGGGAGCCAGTTCTTATTAATGGCTCTGACCTCTATAGCAGAACTGTCACTGCTGTCAATGCATATACAATTGATGATATAAAATCTGTATATCAACCGCAACCATCTGGTTTTACCACATCTTTTGTTTCAGACACATTACTCGATAGAAATCTAAAAACGGGCACCCTGACAATAACTGCCGGAAGTGGTGGTATTAGTACTGCCACAGTATCACTTCCAGAGACTCTAATTGGAATTAAAACGGATAATATCATTCGTTATCAAAGGGCTGGCTTATCGACGGAATCTTATAATAGAGTTGTGTCCATAAATTCAAACCTAACCTCAATGACTCTAGAGGCGGTTTCTAATGTTAGTAATATTTGCGACGGAACTCTTCCAACATCTCAATATACTGGGCCATATTCTGTTGGTATTGCAAAACTGAAGAATGAGGAAAAAGGTTTCTTGTATGCACAGCTTCCAAATACCAACATCTCAGCCGTAAATTTAGACTCTTCCACGATTACATTTTCGGCACAATCTAATGTAAATCTGACGCCAACGTCAAATACTCTGACTGTCGATGCTGGAAGTTTTAATTTGGGCATTAATTCTACAACAGCCCGATTTAATGCATTTGACGAAGAACGTTATTCGATTGCATATACAAACGGAACAATTGAGAACCTAACTTCTGATAAGGTTTCTATTAATCCGGGTGCAACTCAGATAACCTTTTCTAATATCCCAAATACTCAAATTTCTGCAATTAATGCGACATTCATAAAATCCGGAATTCAGAGTAAAGTAAAGCAATACAATAGATCAAAAATTATTAATGTAACTTTCTCCAAAAATTCCCAATCTGGCATTGGAATCAATACATCAATCAATGATGGCTTAACATATAATCAATTCTATGGATTGAGAGTTCAAGATGAAGAGATTTCTCTTAATTATCCTGATGTTGCCAAGGTGCTCGCCATCTATGAATCACTGAATACAAGTTCCCCGGAATTTGATAAAATAACGTTCAGTTCAATTGCAAATGTTGACACTAATGCAATCGTTGGTGAAAATATTGTAGGGAAGACGAGTAATGCAATCGCAAGAATTATCGGCAAACCATCCACCAATACCTTGAGTATTGTTTATTTGAATACTGAAAGATTTAATAACGGCGAAAACGTATTATTTGATGAATCAAATATTCTAACAACAATATCAACAATTGTTCCTGGGACTTATAAGAATATCACAAATAAGTTTACTCTAGATAAAGGCCAAAAAGAACAATATTATGATTATTCTAAAATTATAAGAAATTCTGGAGAGAGTGCTCCTTCTAGACAATTGCTTATCGTCTTCGATTATTATTCAGTACCATCTTCTGATACCGGAGATGTATTCACAGTTGGTAGTTATGATGAATCGAGATTCTCATCAGACATTCCCGACATCGGTAAGAATAATGTGCGATCTAGTGATGTTTTGGATTTTAGACCACGAGTGCCCGTATTCACCGGAAGCTCTTCATCTCCATTTGACTTCATATCAAGAAGTTTTACGTCGGAACCCAAACTTATTATATCGCCCAATGAGAGTTCGATAATAGGATATGATTACTATCTCGGGCGTATTGATAAATTATATCTCGATCGGTATGGCAAGTTTACCGTATTGCAAGGATCTCCTTCAATAAATCCGAAGCCACCAACAAAACCCGATGATGTAATGGAACTCGCCACCATTACACTTCCTCCATATCTTCATAACCCAAAAGATGCCCAGGTATCCGTTGTTGATAATAGAAGATATACGATGCGAGATATTGGCAAGATCGAGGATCGTGTTGAAAATCTTGAGAGAGTTACGTCTCTTTCTCTTCTTGAGCTTAACACTCAGACTCTGCAGATAAGAGATGCACAAGGAATAAATCGTTTTAAAACGGGTTTCTTTGTTGATGATTTTAAAAATACGGATTTAATTAATACGCCATTATCGAGTGTTCAAATTGATAATGTGAAAAATGAGTTGCATAATCAAATAAGCACCAATAGTATAACACTCAAGCCAGTATCGGCGGCGGATATTACGGATGAGAATCTAGATCTATCTGCTAATTTTGAGCTTCTTGATAAAAACACTCAAAAGACCGGGGATGTTATCACCCTCAAGTATGATTCTGTTAATTGGATTGAACAGTCATTTGCAACAAAAGTTGAAAATGTTAATCCTTTCCATGTAATCTCATATAGTGGCATCATTAAATTAAACCCATCGAGTGATAGTTGGGTTAGAACTTTAAGATTGGATAATGTGAGCATTAATCAAACAAATTGGGTTTGGTTGAGAACCACTGGAACTTATAGTATTGTTGGGTCTGAAACTTCCACCACTACCGAAGATCGATTGATTTCCAGTGGATCCGAGCTTTATATGAGATCCAGGAATACCGGATTCATGGGTGCAAATCTTAAGCCTCTAACAAGAGTATATCAATTCTTAGATGGAAATAGTGGTGTTGATTTTATCCCAAAATTAATTGAAATTGCGATTGATTCAACGCTCCAAACTTATGGTGCATCAACATCATTCCAAATCGGAGAGACAGTAAAGGGGACTTATAATGGAGCGTCTATCTCATTCAGAGTCGCTACACCGAATCATAAATCTGGACCTTATAGTTCACCAACGGAAACTTATTCGATCAACCCCTATGTGCCATCAGAATCAATACCAACTTCATATAGTGCATCATCGAAAGTCCTTAATGTTGATATAGATGCACTATGCACTGAGGCTCAAGGCTTATATTCTGGATATGTCCTACCCGGAATGAAGTTGGTTGGCCAAACCAGTGGTGCAACGGCATATGTCAAAGATCTTAGACTTATTACAGATAATAATGGCTTTGTTTCCGGGACATTCTTCTTGAGGGAACCAAATACAACTCCACCTCCTTCAGTGAGAATTGCGACAGGATCTAAGGTATATAAATTAACATCCAGTTCTTCAAATGAATCTCCATTGAGTGGTAGCACTCTCATCTCATCTGCAGAGACGATTTATAAGGCTGAAGGTACTTGGGAGCAACGCCAGAGAATCAATACAACATCCACATCAATATATTACGAAGATCCTCTGGCACAATCGTTTACTGTTGGCGGAACAACCGAAACTTCAAATGGCAATAAACCCAATGAAGATGTCAATGGTGCATATCTAACGGCGGTCGATTTATTCTTTGCGAATAAGGATCCTAATAATGCTCCCCTTACCGTAGAAATTAGAACGGTTGAACTAGGAACGCCAACAAGAACCATTGTTGGTAGACCGGTTACTCTAAAACCGTCCGATATCAATACATCATCTAATGCATCAGTTGCAACCAAAGTGACATTCGATTATCCAATCTATTTGTCTCCGGGTCTTGAGTATGCACTCGTACTTCTTGCACCACAGACAGACAAGTATGAGGTGTGGATAGCCGAAATGGGTCAAAAGACCATAGAAACCGCAAATCTTCCGGACTCTCAATCGGTTAGATATAGCAGGCAGTTTGCAATAGGCAGCCTCTTCAAGTCTCAAAATGGTTCTATTTGGACCGCAAATCAATATCAAGATCTTAAGTTTAAGCTGTATAAGGCTAATTTTACATCAAAGATCGGTAGTGTATTCTTTAACAATCCAACACTAAATGAGAGTAATGGATATGTACCAAAACTCCCAAGTAATCCTGTCACAATATTACCCAGAAAATACAATCTTGGTATAACCACAATTTATGATTCCGGTTTAATTGGTATTCTCACGACAGGAAGAAA